TTATCGACCGTTTGATCGTCGCCCTCGGGAATGGTCATTGCCGGGGAATAGCTGGTATTCACGGTTGAGGCGCGGGTGAAGTGCGAACGCACTGTATCACCTTGCGCGGCGCGCTCAGAGCCTGCGTTAATAAGAACAGACGGCACAAAGCCCACCTGTTCCCGGCCCACGATGTCAGCGGCCTTGTAGATGTCAGCCGCCAGATCAGTCAGAACATTTGCCATGCCCTAATCTCCTAATGATTTAGCGGTGGTTAGCCTTCGACCACCTTGCCGCCGTCTTTCGAGAAAGCCGCGCGCTCTGATTGTGACATTTCGTCAAACTGCGACCGCGTGACCGATTTACCTGCGGAGCCATCTCCGCCTGACGCTGGGGCTTTGCCGCTGCCCCCTTTGCCTGTATCCGTAAGGAGTTCAGGCATGGCCGCTGCGAGTTCTTTAGAAAGATCGCCAAGTGTGGCGAAGCCATCGGCCCCCGAACCCGCGAGGGGATTGCCGTTGTCCTGCATTATACGCATGTTTCCATTTTCGTCAAACTGAACGCGGTTAAGGTTGCTTTGCGCAACCATGTCGGCAACCTTGTCGCCGAAGCCAGCCCCCAAAAGCTCGGAGCGCAACTGCGCCTTTGCCGTATCTGCGCGCATTGCTTCAAGCTGTTTTTGAAGCTCTGACTTCTCAGCCTCGGCGGACTGCTTGATTTGATCAATGATTGCCTGCTGGTCCGTGTCGTCTTTTTTCGGAGACTTGGATTTGGTCAAAAGCTCTTCAAGCGCATCGTCTAACCCGTCTGCATTTTCCAAGCCCAGTTTTCCCGTCACGCGCTCAAGCGTTTTGCGGCGGCGCTGCGCCTCCGTGGCGTTATCAACCGCCTTCTGATTGACTTCCTCGAATTGGCTTTTAGGCACAACGCCATCAACCTTGAGCGTGTATCCGTTATCGCCTTCTTCGTAAAAGCTCTGAATGCCTTCGTCCAAGCCTTCAAGACTTTCTACCTGATATTTGAGTGTCATGTGTCACCTGTATCGCTGCCCTATGTTGCGCCGGGAATGGGCATAGCCCCGGTCGCCGCTGGCGTTTGGTCGCCAAATTCCTCTCCGTCGCCATCAATTAGCTGGCGCTCAAGCTCTTCTTCGATGTCAACGTCCTCTGATACAAGCCCCCGACGCTTTGCCTCCTTCAAAAGCAACTCGCGGCTAAGGCCCATTTTTACAAGCACGTCCATGTCCTGTGTATTCATCGCAACGGACAGAAAGTCGCGCGACATACTCACATCCGTATCGCCCTCAATGCCCGCAATGTCAGTCATCCAACCAAGGCAAATTTCAAGCGCGTCCTTGAGATTGTCAGCCCACCGGGAAAGCGCCGAAGTGCTTTTCTTTTCGTCAATCATATCGCCCGTGGCCGTCGCGCCTGCGGCCTTGGACATGACAAGCTGCAACCCGACCCACTGCATTTGCTGTTCTAGGTCTTTTAGTTCTTCCCGCCCGCTGTCAATTGCTGTGCCGCCATGCTCAAGCGTTTCGGCCTTGGCATTCTCGTTGGCCGTTACAAGACCATAACCCGCGCCCTGCGCCGTGCCGTCCAGGTCCTCTTTGTCCCACCCGATAAACACCTTCAAAGGCACACGCGCATAGTGCATGATATTCGACTGGTCGGACTGCGAGCGCCAATGCGCCATGTTCAATTCGGCAAGGCGGGCAAGCGGCGGCTTCGCTTTTAGGTATCCAGTGCGGCCCGTGTAAACAGGTGCGAGATAGATTTGCGGGAATTGCGTCCCGTATTCATCCCATAGCTGCCAGCCGTCTTTGTCTGTTTTTCTAAACAGGCGCACAGAAACAAAGGCCTGCCCCTCGGGATGATCCAAAACGCGGATTTGCTCGATTTTCTTTTCGTCAAACTCGTCTGCGCTTGGATCGGCCACGCTTTCCATAATGCGAAGCTGCGAGATGATCGGCGCGTTGTTAAAGGTGCGCGTTTTCCATCCTAGAATGTCTGACAACTCAAGCTGCACCATGTAGGGCCGCAAGTTCATGGCCTGCGCTTGGCCGCGTGTCACTATGCCATCTGGACGCGGCGGGGCGTCCACCATGATAAACGAAACGCCATCGCGCACCGAAGCCTTAAACACGTCCTGTGCAAAGTTGGAAAGGTCACGGCCCTCTAGGTCGATGTTGTCGCACCAGCCGCCAAGTTCGCCCTCGTCATTGCTTTCGATGGGCTTGTCAAACAAGCGATCCACATAGTCATCCATCGCCTTGCCGACCCCATCAAAAAGCCATGAGCCTTGCACGCGCGCTTTATACGCCTTGTCTGTTTCCATCGGGAACTTTGGCAGGTATTTTGTGCCAAGAGAACGCATATGAGCGCCGCCCTTGATTAAATCGCGGATCGGCTCTGACGCCTCTAGCATGGCCGCGACAACCGCGCTTTGCTTTTCTACGCTCAAAATACCATCTCCACTTTTGCGGCCTTGCGAGACCTGCCAACTATTGGCTCCACCGCGTATCTCACGGCGTCCCAGCCGTGGTTATGCGCGTCCACTATATCAGTTGTTACGTCGCCTGTCAGCCTATCTACCTTGTAACTATAAAGCCGCGCTTCTCGCTGCATGTTATCACATTCAGGGTGAATGACAATGCGGCGAAAGCTGCGGAGAAAGCGTATGCCATCCTCGATGCTTCCCGGCCACTTGTTTACGCCAATGGCACGCGGCAATCCGTGCCGCTTCAAATGCGATACGCTGGCAGGGCTTGCGCTATCCCATCGGCTTACTTGCTTTTCAAAGCCCGGTATCTTGCCAGCAACAAACGCGGCGGTGTCGTCCAGTTCCAAGCCCGTTTTGACCGCCTCGCGCCTGATAAGAATTTCATCCCCTGCAATCCAAACCTCCACCGCTGCCGTTGGGTCTTGTGAAAAGCCAAAGTCACCTCCGTAATATGGGCCATCCCATCCGTCTTGTGGCTCGAACGCCTCAACGCTTACTTTGCCAGAGAATACCTGCGCATCGCTGTTTTCGAGATACGCGCCTTCCCAGACGTGGGCATACGTCGCAGGATCAAGCCGCTCCTGTTCGCGCTGGCGTAGCGTCTCAAGCCCCGTCGGAAAGAACGGATTGTCAGACCAGTTGACCTCGGCAATCAATGCGCTGTCGGGCGGGTTCTTGCGAAACCTCTTGTCTACTGGCGACCCGTCAAGACGCGGGTTCCAGATTGCCCAAAGCTCCGACTTGGGTTGCCTAAATACCGTGGCCTCAAGGACAAGCCAGCCGCTTTCGGGAATGTCCTCGGCCTCTTCGACAATTGTTAAGTCGATCTTGGCAAGTGACTTGATTGATTGTTCATTGCGGCGAAGGCCACGAAAGATAAACTCTGTTCCGTTTGCACCCTTGATGTAGTCAACGCCTACGTCATAATGCGCGGCAAGCCAAGGGGTGCTTTCAATTGCGGCCTTTAGTTCCGCGTGGAAACTTTCCTTGATGCTGGCCTGAAATTCTCGAACGCAAAGAATACGCAGCTTTTCAGCGTAGCCCCATATGGCGGCAATCAAGGCGGCGCTGAATGACTTTGCAGATCCGCGCCCGCCGTATAGCGCCCGATATGAAACAGACCCGCGCGGCGGTGAAAATATCGGGACTAATTTAGTCGGAAGGTCAATCGTCGCGGTTGTCATCTGCGGCGCGAATTATGACTTGTTGCGGGGCTAGTGACCCGTCGCTGCTGGTGTGGTCTTGTTCGACTCGATCTGAATAGCCGTGCTTGGTCATCATCATCTTTGTAATGGGTGCCGTGAATTCGCCTGTAAGCCCATTATTGACCAATTCGCGCTCTTGAGTTTGCGCAATTGCCTTGAGGATGTCGGAAAATTCCTTGTTTTCATCTTTTGCCCACTCGTGGCAGGTGTCTCGATGAATGCCAATTTCACAGGCCAAACCAGCAACGGAAGGCACCTTGTCACCCACCTCAATCCATCCGCCATCGGCGTATTCCCACGCCTTAGCGACTAGTTCAGGTGTATAGTTTGTCGGCCTTCCCGCTGGCATGGTGTTCACTGTCCCTCGTTTGTCGTTATGGTATATCAATCCACTTGCCGCCGCAATACGCCTTGCCCTTTTGGGTCTGCCCCATTGCGTCACGGGCCTGCACGATTGCGTTCACGTTGGCGTCGAATTGCGTGGGCGTTTCGGCTTGCTCAATTGCCTGCCATACATCGGCTAGGTCC